TGTTATCAGGGGTAAGGGTGACAAGTTCATCGTGAACCGTTAGAAGAAGCTTAGCCTCTTTAGGAATCATGTCCTGGGCCCTAATCATAGCAAGTTTCATAATGTCTGCTGCCGAACCTTGGATGCGTGTGTTGAAAGCCTGACGCTCAGCACCAGCCTTATCACCAAAGTTTTTAGAGGTAATCTCGGGCAAATACCTACGGCGCCCCAATATCGTGGTCACGTAGCCCTTCTGACGGGTACTACTGACCACTAAAAGGCGGTACTTATTAATGGAGTTAAACTTCTTACTAAAATCATCTAACAGGGTTTTAGCCTCAGTTAAGGTACACCCAATCTGCTTAGCAATCTTGTCGGGTCCTACACCATAAGCAATAGATAGCACTAAGACCTTTCCAGCTTTACGGTCTACACCCATAGTGTCACCGATAGTGGTGTAAATATCACCACCCTCTAAATAGTTCTTCATCATAATAGGGTCTTTAGACATAGAGGCAATAACTCTAGGCTCAATCTGTGAGTAATCTGCTACTACAAGTTTGTAACCATCAGGCGCAAAAAATAAATTACGAATAGATTTACCATGAGAGGTATGGGGAGCGGGAACATTTTGAAGGTTAGGATTACGACTAGAGAAGCGCCCAGTTTCAGCACCATGTTGAATAAAGTCACAATGAATTTTGCCGTTAATAAGTAGGCTTTCCTTGTATTGAGTTTTAGACTTACCGCTTACAGTGTGCGTTACATCGCCACCTAAATACGGAATAACGTAGGTGCTAAGCAACTTGTTAAGGTCTGCGTAAGTCAAAATGGCTGCAGCTAAATCGTTAGACTCTCTATAAAGCTCTAGGGCTTCTGAAGATACGGAGTAATCAGAAGTCTCTAAAGGAATGCCTTCGGATTCTTTGCTCTTACCTTTAAGAGTCAAAACCTTAGGTTTGAGCCCTTGTCCACCATCTTCTTTTTTACCGTATAACACAGTTTGTTTTTCAGGATTTGAGTTAATGTTAAAGACTTTGCCAGCAATACGGTAAATTTCTGACCTAGCTTTTTCAATATCAACCTCTAATTGAGCGTGTAAATCAAATAGCTGCTCGGTGTCAATAGGTGCGCCTGAGAGCTTCATATGGCAAAGAACTTTAAGAACACCCATCTCTAAGCTCATCACATTAACAAGGTTGCCTTCTTCAAGCTTCTTCTGTAAGACACTTGTGTAAAGCATGTATGTATATTTAGCATCAAGATAGGCGTATTTGGCAACTGTGCTGAACGAATACTTCTCAACTTCTTTACCAACACCCTTAACCATGTGGTAGCCAAACTCACGCGCTAAGCAATCGTCAAGACCACACTTATTCTTATTTTTATTGTCATATAAAAATGAAGCAATCATTGTGTCAAAATATGGACCAATAGGGAATTGTCCTTCGTAATATTTAGCAATAGACGTTAAATCAAAAATAAGATTATGGCCAACTAAAGTTCTATTTTCACCAAACATTAAGGGTTTAAGAGCGGTAAAAACTTCTGCTGGTAATAATTGCTCAGGTGGTAGGCCAAATAATGTAGTGGCTTTTTTATCATCTGTTGAGTAATCCTGCTCACGAAGTGGAAGCCCAGCCTCTTTACGGCGTTCACCTGTAGCTTTAAGGGGACGAATAAGCTCTGCAAACTCACCATTTGGATGACCCAACGGAATAACATCACCGCGGCCATGCGTGGCTAAAGAAATCCAAAGCACCTCATTAACAACGGTAACACCACGTTGTGGGCCTACGGTTTCAAGGTCATAAGCAAAAGAATCTTGTTTTAAATAGTACGCAACCATTTCATCAAGTTGCTCTTTAGTGGTAATAATATTCATAAAGTCCCCTTAAAGGCGAAATGACTAGGCGTAAGGGGTGGGTAACGCCTAGCCATTTCACAGCTCGTTATTTAGCGTAGAGAGGTTGCAATTTCGGTTAGCTCTTCCATAGAAGCGCGACGAATAGATGATGCCTCAAAAGGCTTCACTGTTGCAATTTGCTCTTCAACTTTTGCCTCATCAATTGTGTAATCCTCCATAAGGTCACGACCTTTAACTGGAGTAACAGTAAAGACAAGGGTCTGTAGGGAACCACGTCGGGACAATGACCAGTAGTTCTTAGTCAAAGGCCCTGCTGGTGAGTGCTCTGCAGCGTGCAAAGAACGAAATAGTAATGGGGCAGCATTTAGCTTAGTAAGAGTTGCTGTGCCATCTTCTGCAATAAGAACAACAGAAAACGCATAGCGCTTTGCTACTTTGCTATCCTCTTGGTTAGGAAGCTTACATAGTGGGCAACCAGCTTCAAGACATACATAGGACTTCTGTCCTTCTTTTCTGTCAAGCCAGTGCATGTTATAAACAGCGTAAGGTCCGCCTTCATCAAGGAACTTGACCAATTGTGGTGTTTCTGTAACTGTAAAATCCTTTGCAAATTCTTTAGGCTTTACAGTCTCTTCCGCCGCTCCCCAGCCACTTTTAATAGGTGAGGCTGATGAGTCAGGGCGTTCTTCTAAATTACTTTCGATGTTTTCTGCTGAGAACTCATCCACTGGTGGAACGAAGTCTATTGGTTGTACTGCCATTGTTTTTTATCCTTAGTTAGGTGTTTGGTTATATTTGTGTTTCTTTTTCTTGGATTTTAGTCCAAGCATCGGCAATCTCAATGGTGAGCTGTCGATGTGCGCTCCAGTCTATACGAGGTAGATGGAGAACTTCAAATTGAGCAAATAGGGCAATTGTGGCCTCAATCATTGCTCTGCTATATAAACGACGACCTTTATGGTCTTCGCCATTCTTGTTCTTCTTTGTTGGAAGTCTATAAGGAGGTGTTGGTAAATAACCTTTTTGATTCCATGTTCGAATGGTAATAAAAGGGCGATTTAAAGCTTGAGCTAAGGCACCTACAGTAAAAAGTTCAATGTCTCTTCCATCAGGTAATGGTTTAATTTGAGGGTTGGCATCCCAAGAGACTTCTTCTTTAACTTTAGGTTCTTCAGTTACCCTACGTTTTCTTTTACTTCCTGGATAGAAGTTATCTAAATCAGCAATAACTGAATCAATAATATCTTCAGCCATTATCCAACCAAAAACGCATATGTAACTTTTTTAGGAAACATTAATTCAAGTTCTTCTGCAGTAAGTAGGTCTTTTTGGTAAGCAACTAAAATAGCGTTCTGGTCTAGTTGCTCAATAATTTCAACGCACGAATTATACAAACCATGCTTATTAAGAATTTCTGTAGCGGCATCTACGTCAAGTGGGTTTGATTCTTTACGTTGATTGGTAAGTTTTATATCGCCAAACTGTAGTGTCTTATGACCTTTAGCAGTTACTTCACCAATTTTTTCTACGGCATCTTTAAGACGCGCTTTTAATTGATTTTGACGTTCAAGAATAAAATCTGCCTCAGCTTTAACAGCCATATACTGTTTAGCAATTTTTTCTACTTCTTCTAGTTCCATGTTTTCCCCTTTGGTATAGGGAACAGATTAGTTGGGAAAGTTATTCCCTGTCAACTTGCCAAGTACTTTTCAAGTGCGGCAATAATAATGCTGGTAACGGTAACCTTTTCAGAAGCTGCCTTCTTTTGCACAGCCTTCCAAAGGTCATCAGGTACGCGGATGGTGCGCGTAGGGGTTTTAGCTGGTGTAGACATTGTTAAATAATAGCGTAAATTGTCGACAAAAGCCCAACATTTACACAGAAGATAGGGTTAAAAACTCTTTTAAGCTGCCAATGCTTAAAGGAACCCCTCCTTTTTCATCAATACCTTCTCCATCAATAATGGCATTGGCTACAGAAGATTTTTGTTGAAGTGCCTCAAACTGTCGAGTTTCAATTGAGCCTCCAATCAAGATGTCTTGAATAACTATAGTTTTCCAAGTAGAAGATGCGCGTTTAATTCGACCATTTCTTTGATTAGCAGCACCGCTACTCCAAGGAAGGTCATAATTTACAAGCAGATTAGCGGCTGGAAGGTCCACACCGTACCCACCAGCATCGCTGCTGATGAGCACTCGAATATCGGGGTTATTGTTAAATGCAATTTTGTTTTCTTCTTTAGTCTTAGCATCAAGTTTACCTGAGTACAAACGGCAACGGTCTACGCCAAGCGAATCAGCAATCTTATCTAGCATATCCACGTAGGTAGCAAAGATAACTACCTTATTAGCATCATCTTGGTCTAAGAAATCAGTAACGTACTCAAGTAGATAGTCAAGTTTGTTAGAAGCGTTAACACCTTCTAAAAGCCCTTCTTGAACTAACTCGTATGCATATTGAGAACCCTCCGCACCCGTAGATGTGTACTTTTCTGCACTAGTACGCAAAAGGTCAGGATGTGAACAAAGCATTTTTAACGCCCCTACTTTAGACATAATTTTGCCACGCCACATATCCTCAGGACCACCGTGAGAAGACTCAACCCCATAATGAGCCAAAATATTAAAAGAACCACCAAATAAATCTTGAGCTTTTTCTAAATCTAAAAGCAAATCTTTCTTAATCTTCTCATACAACTTAGAAGATTTTCTATCAAATATAACCTCAATAGGTTCTTTATGAATAGCGTCAGGAAGAAAAGGTGCTACATCGGGGTCTTTCTGCGCTTTACGCACAGATGCTTTTTTCATCTTTTGATGAAGCACCTCTAAGTTGCGGTAGCTGGTAACTGCGCCCCAGTTATTTCTAAAAATAAAAGACTCATCAAACCACTTAAAACTTCCAAGAACATCGGCATCTACAAACTGCATAATGCTAAAGAGCTCTTCAGGTTTACCATTTTCAATAGGAGTTCCTGTAAGAGCAAACTTATAAGGAGCATTAGAAAGGCGTTTAGTGAACTTAGAGCGCTTAGAACGAAACGATTTAATAGCCGTAGCTTCGTCTAGTACTACAAATCCTCTTGGGAGCTCTTTAACGTATTCCCAGTCATTAACAACTTGCTCATAGTTAAGAACGATGTAGTCGACTTTGGAGGTTCTCCAGTCATTTGCCACTTCGTATTGCTCTGCTCTTTTAGCCTTGGTTCCATCAATGACCAAAGCACGTGAAGTACCATTTGTAAATTTCTCAATCTGATTAGCCCACTGGTATTTAAGTGAGGATAAACAGACTACCAAACCTGGCTCCACTATGTCTCGTGAATCCATAAGACGTTCTACGGCAGCAATGGTCAAAACCGTCTTACCTAAGCCAAGGTCGTAGGCAACAAGCATCTTTTTTCGCTCGCACATACGGTCAACAGCTTCAGGTTGATAAGGTAAAAGAGTGCCTGTAAAGGTCATGCGAAATTAGCCGCAATCTGCTTCTTTAAACCTTCCACGCCCGCACTATTAAGAATTACTTTGTCAAACTGCCAATCATCCATGGCTGATTCTGAGGGATGGTTATTGATAGGAGCGATGCCAGGACGTTGAATGCGCCAAATTTCTCCACCCAACGATTTAATTACTTCTGCTTCGTTAGGAAAACGAACATCTGTAAAGACAATCTTTTGAGAGGAGCTAACGCCTATCATGGCGCGGTCTACCCAGCAGTTTTCTCCAAAGAAGTTACGAACACCTAATCCGAGCTCTTGAAGTAGACGACGAACCTCTGTACGAGCTTTTGCGTATTCCCAACCAAATTCATGCACAATCTCATTTAATCTATGACCATCTTCAAGCACGGGGTTGAGATGAACAAGAAACTGACGAACACCATCTGCAAAAGCGCGATTATCGTATCCATATAAACCAATAAGCATTCCTGCAACGGTATCTTTTCCGCTACGTGCGTATCCTGATAGACCAATAATCATAAAACTGCCTTCTTTCCATGTATTGAATGGCGAGCGTTCTCTAAGCCAAACACTATCTCAGCCTTACTCATTCCGCCAATATCTTTCATGTCAGTATTGTCATAGTTAAAAAACCAGCATTCAAAGCCCATATCTTTAGATATTTGCAACAAATCCATAGAAGATGATATGCCAGCCGTATCATTATCCATAGCAATAATGATTCTTTTAGAAGAACGTATAAGGTTTACTTGAGCTGTAGAGACTGCAGAACCACAGACGGCAACTCCCCCAAAAATTCCTAAGGAAGCAAGGCGAGCAACATCTAACGGTGATTCAACAACAATCATTTCGTCTTCGTGTCGTTCATATCCAAAAAGACAATGGGATTTAGAAACCTTTGGTGGATAGTTATTAAATCGGCGCTCATTAGCCCATTTTTCTTGCCACCCAACAAGTTGCTCTGTCTTAGGGTCACGAAAAGGAAGAATCCAACTGCTGTGTATAGAATTCCACAAGATTCCATAATAGGCGGCCCCGTTAGCGCTGATACCGCGTGCCCTTAAAGCATCTTCTGGAGGCGCTACGAAGGCGCTAAGCATTGATTCGGTAATAGGCTGCACATATTCTTGCACAGGCTTTGGCGGGTTAATAAGGCGCTCAAATGCCCTGCTCAGGTTTCGCTCACCAGCGTTTAACCAGTTGGTTGCATCATCTAAAGGAACACCGTTTACATAAGCAACAAGAGTATGGACGTTTCCTCTAAAGTGACATGAAAAACAATTATGCGCCCCAGTATCTGCATTAATTGACCATGAAGGGTTAGAGTCAGCCTTACCTTTACGCTCTAAATGAGCTGGACAGTGCGCTTTAATTTCATCTCCTGCAATAGAAATGATTTCAA